GGGGTTCTCGTTCAAGTCAAGGGCTTCCGCACTGGCCGCGTTAGCCGCAGCACTTTGTTCCCCTGTAGGTGCCTGCCCCGCGTTGACTGCCTGTACGTACGCTTGGAGCAGTTGCGTCTGGCGTTCCTCAGCCGCTTGGCGCGCGGCCTCTGCATTGGCAAGAGCCTTGTCCTTTGCTGCGTTCTGTGCTGCCGCCTCCGCTGCGGCGGCTTCCTCGGCTTTCTTCTTCTCAGCAGCATCCGCTGCGGCCTTAGCAGCAGCTTGCTGTTCCGCTGTCGGCGGGGCGGGTTCTGGGTTTAGATCGTACGGCATAGTTGTCTCCTACTCTCAAGGCTTTAGCTGATTTAGCGCGTAACGTCAATACCCGTCGTTATTACGCGCGTCATCAAGTTTCATCTCGGCATCCATCGCAGCTTGCTGGTCTGCGGCTAGTTTGGCTGCAACGACCTCTTGGCGAATACGGTTTGGCAGGTCCATGATGTACTCGGCCATACGTGCTTCACCCTCAGCCACCAGGGATTCCGGCATTCCCACCGTCGCTCGCACTCTCTCCGTTGCCCGGAGCTTGAGTTCCATCAGGTGGTCCGCCAGGGCTTCCCACAGTTCCGGGCTGCTGGTTAGGGTCTTGAGGTGCTTGTCTAACATTCAGTAACTTCTCCGTTTGCGGCAAGTCCGTTGCCAGTTCGGGCATGTCGAACGACGCGAGAATGCGCTGCATTGCACGTTCGCCCAACTGCGTCATTTCGTAGAACAGTTGTCGGTACTCTTTCGGGATCTGTTGGTTGCCAATCAACGGGGCAACCTCGGCAAGACGTTGAAGATATTGGGTGACCAAACCGAACACCGTCACACTGGACTGGCGTTGGACTTCCTTGTTGGATGCACCCGATGCACTCGTGGCGGTTACCTTGAGTTGTTCCCGGATCTTCACTTGCGCCGTGGTGCTTAGCACCCGCTCTACCATGGCGGCTTTCTCCGGGGCCATGGTTGCAAACACCCGTGAAGTGGGTTTGTGTTGGGCGATTAGCTCTAGAGACTGCATACCCAGTTCACCCAGTACGCGCCGGATGTCCTTGGCGTATAGATCAAACCGTCTAGCGCTTTCCTGTAAGAGTGCCATGGTGCTTGTAGCAGTGGACTGCTCCATGGTGTCCTTGCCCAAGTTAAAGTCACTAATACCCGTACGACGTTCCCCGAAATCCCGCAGGTTAAGACCCACCTGGAAGATCGACGGATACACCTCACCAAGCTGAAAATCCTCGATCTCGTCCTTGGAGTTCACGATGATCTTCTTGCCTGGGTAAATGTCCCCGAAGGAACGCGCCGAATGGGACCCGGCCATGACCTTGAAACACCGCATGTTCGCCACAGTAGCGTTATCCACTGCCTGGTTGAATGAAGTGTTAATGCCCTTTTGGATTGTCTCTAGCATTTCCGGTACGCCAATACCGTAAAACGAACCCTCCCGACGCACATACCGCATCACGTGATACGGCGCAGTAACATACGGCCAGGGTTTGACGCTTAGAACCACACCCGTAGTAGCATGGCGCATCACGTGCAAGCGGACTTCAGGGGTACCATCGGTCAACTGTACTCGTATCCACAAGTTCTCGATCAAATAGTCCAACCGACGCGAATCGCTAAACGACTCGTTCTCGCCCTCTAGTTGTGCTTGGTGATCCTTGAGCGTAACTGCCACATCCTCGCCCCCGTGACCCGGGTGCCCGAGGACCTTTTGAAACTCATCGTCGTTCACGCCGTACCGGTACTTACCCTCAAGCGCACGCGCTACCAGTTGGCCTTTGCGGAACCACGACTGGTGCCCGAACAACGGCGCGGCGAACGGCCCGTGGATTTCAGGGTAGAACGGCATGACCAGGAAGTCCTCTAACGGAATCACCTGGGGTTTCAAACCGTCAAACACCGTAACGGGTTCGCCCGTCAACACCCGCCCGCTCAGTTCATCGTACTTGTAATCGTTCTGCGTGAGCGTAACCCACGGGTTGTACAACACAGCCGAACCGAGTTTGACGCATTCCTGTATACCGTCCTCCATCGGACCGTACACATCCATCATTCCCGTAGGCCCCGCTTCGACCTCCATGTACTGCTGCGTGGCATCCGCCAGATCCCGCCACGTAATGGGCTGTTGATCGGTTTCGTTAATACCAATCTTCTCTGTGGCGCGTAACGCTTGCACATCCCAGATACGTTCGTGTCCGAAGATCCGGTTCATCATGTTCGCGTGAATCGCGTCCACATCAATGGCGGTTTGAGGTACGAACACATTACTCGCACCTTTCCATGGGAAGTTCTTGGGTCCGACTTTACCTTCGTACTGTTCGCGCCACTTACGCCACTGCGTAACGCGCGCTCTACGTCTTTCCCGTATATCTTCCAAGTTCGTCCCGAGGAACAAGTTCAGGTTCTTGTCCTGTTCCTTGGTCAGTCTCACGTGTTGGATTGGCATTTTTGCGCGTTACCTTTCTACCGTAAAGCCGCCCGCCCATGCGTAAGCGGGCCTTACGGTACTTTCCACGTATACGTGTTGGGGGCTTGGGCACATCACTGCTCCTTGAATCCAGGCGGTTTCGGCGGAGTCTCATCATAGGACTTCTCGCCCTTATCAAACACTCTTGCATTCCCGGGCGCACGTTGGCTCTCCAGGCGCTTCAGTCTTGACGCACTGAGTCCCTCTGGTTTAGGGGTGGGTTTGTCCTTTTTGCTCATCAATACCTCCATGGGTAGTTTAACACTATTCATCCACTATCGCGTCCACCCGGCCCTCCAAGCGTGACACTCTATCACGTACTTCCAGATACGCAGACACATCCTCTTCCAACGTAACGACCTTGGATTTTAGGATCTGCGTATCCACGTACGTACCGATAGACGCCAGGGTACCCGCTGCCAAAAGCGTAGCGGCCACGGCGGTAACGATCTTGGCCCACCACGTCAGAACAAGTTTTCCGTCAATTCCGTTTGTTGTCAGCATGTCAATACCCCGTCACAGCATCCCGTTGTGCTAGATACCGTTGCTCAGCCGCGGTGTAGTCCACGATTTCCTGTTCACTCGTACCCGGTGCCCATAGCTCTGCGGTGTACGCGAACGCATCGAGTAAGTCCACCGTTTCGCCAATGGGAAAATGCAAATACTCATCAATGAAGTCACTCATGGATTTGTGTATATACACTCGCCCACTTTCAAACGCAGTCCCGATCAACGCGCGTATGCGAGCTTCTTTGTTTTTACCCTTGGGGGGATGTACCGCTTTGAACACCCCGGGGAATACCGTGTTCTCCGGGTCACGTTCATTGTGGGCCTTGCACCGATCCACAAGCATGTCGTACAGGACCTTCTGGAACAACACCACCTCGACTGCACATTGCTGTATGTCCCACTTGAGTACACGCTCTAACACACCCTCGATGTAGGGTTTCGGGTCCAGTCTACGCGCCCAGGCTTCTAGCAAAAACACACGTTCCGTTTGATCCACACCTGTGGCTGTGAACGCACTACGCGCAGCGGTGGTCTTTTTCGAAAGCGCCGGATCGTACGCACTGGACACGTTCAGGAACTTAAGCGGCACTACCTCCATTTCAATGCCCTTCGCACTGTCCGGCATAATGCGTATGTTCCCGTCGTGCGTCCACTCGTAATACCGCAACCACTCTTCTTTGAAATCCACCACGTCCGGGTCGAATGGATCGTTTTCCATTACCGCATTGTGCACCCGCGCACCACTGGTCTGCCGTCGGCGTAACAACTCCAACCGACCGAAACGTTCCGGCCACACACCCTCACCGTCTTCCCACGCTTCGGTTAAGCGCTCCACGTACTTGGGCACAAGCCGCGACCGTTGGCGGTTATAGCCTCTAGACGCTCCCACACTAAACACCATAGTGTCCGGTTCGTTCTTGATGATATGCGCGTTAAGGTCAAACTGAGTCCAGGAGTGTTCGTTGGTGAGGAACCAAAACTTACCATTATTCCCTGGG